GCCGGTCGTCATGGTGGCGGACTGAATAACAACGCCGAGCGTGGCGGTGGCGCGGTTGCGTCGCTCGGTCACCAGACCTGCCTCGTCGAACACCTGGCCAATCGGGTAGAAGGCCGCACAAATATGCCCGGCGTCGATCAGCAGACTGACCTGACGCCGCAAGTCCCACAGCCAGGCCTTCAGGGTGCCGGGGCGATCGTCCTGCGCTGGGCCCCGCCCGCCACGCTTAGGACGAGGCCTACGAACTTTTCCGGCGGCATGTCGGACGTGAACGTCAGGTCGCCGACTTTCTGGACGGCGTCGATCTGCGCGCCCAGGGGGAGGTTGAGCATTTTGGCGACGATGTCCGCGAAGCCTTCGATGTCCGAAGAATCCGCGCCTGCCGCGATCGAAATGATTTCCGCCACGAGGTACGGGGCGGACTCGATCAGGCCGACCACGACCTCGACGGTTTCCTCCGGATCGACCGCCTGGCCTGGCTTGGTAGCGAAGCGGTCGAACAGGGCCGACAGTTCGCCAGCGTGACGCCGGTAGAGAACAACGGCGTCGCTAAGGCTCAGCCCCCGGACAGCAAAAGAGCCGTCCGAGAGCTTCACCTCGGCCGTCGGGATGATGATATCCTTCAGGCCCATGACGTCAGACCGCGTACGGACGGCCGTCGATCAGGATACGCTCGCCCGAAGTGGGCTTGAGGATCTCGACCGAGAGGGGGAGCTGCTGCCACTCGTCGCCCTTGAGCTCGAAGTCGCCGTTCGGGGACAGGCGAACCGAGCCCATGTAGTAGTCCAGCTTGTCGCCTTCCGGGTTGGTGGCGATGTAGCGCAGCGCACCTTCGACCTGGGTCGTGCCAGAGATGACCTGCTTGCGGGTCCGGGCAGCGCGGTCGTAGGTGACGGTGACCGTGGCGTCTTCGGCGATGGTGCCGCCAGTGCCGATGGTCAGGATGCCGAGTTCGGCGTCCAGGGTGTAGTCGGTGCCCAGCGTCTTCGTCGAAGACCCGACAGCGATAACGACGTTCGAGAGGGAGCGCACACCGGTCGGGTTCTGTGTCGTGCGACCGATCTGGTAGCCGTGACCCTTCTTGACGCCCGTGATCGTCTCGCTCTGGCTCGTCGCCGAGGTCTGGGTCACAGCCGAGGCCGAACCGAAGAAGAACAGGGCCAGGTTCTCGGGCTGGATGTCGTCGAGCACCAGCGAGCCGGTCGCGTTCGTCTGAAGGACGATCGACTTGTCCTTCTCGCGAATACCCTCGTCGGAGTTGAAGTGGTCGAGCGTTTCGTTCTCGATGTTCAGGCTGAACGAGGGCGAGTTTCCCAGGTAGCGGAATCCCGCCGGTTCCTGGGTGCCCGCCTTGAACAGCGAGAAGTGCAGCTTGCCGCGGCCAAGCGTCTGGTTTCCCATGGTGTCAGTCACTCCGAAGTTGCGGACCCACTCTTATAGTGAATCCAGGGTCAAAGGAAGGGCGCGTCTGGATTGTCGATGACGCGCAGCGTCAGCGTCAGCCAGAAGTAGGCATTGGCGGACACGTCATCGGCCGGCCGGACGACACCCGGCCCGATCGTCAGGGAGACGACACGGTTCTTGCCCGAAGCGCCGAGGCCCAGAATGTCGAACTCGGTCGGGTCTGAGGAGAGACGACGCTGGCGCTCCACCGCCAGTCGGCGCCGCACGTCGGCGAGCAGGCGATAGGCCGGATCAGTCGGATTGAGGGGGTCATCATTGACGAACCCCTGGATGAGGATCGGCCAGTCATACTCGACGACGTTCGTCCCGGTCGGCGGTTCTGCCACCTCGTCAGCTGGCGAGGTCCCTTCCAGAATGCTGACCATCGGCATCGGATCGCCCTCGCCGAACCACTGGCGGCCGCGAAACACGCAGGGCTGTCCGTCCACGTCGGCCAGGTTGTGAAGGTAACCCTCCGCCGTGCTGATCGACTTCAGCGAGTTTGTGAGCGCGGTCAGAGCGCGGAGCTTGAACGGTATGGTGCTCACAGATCCAGCTCCATCAGTCTGGCGAACTCCTGCTCCAGATATTCAGCGGCACCCGGAGCCTCGTCGTCAGCCACGGTCCGAAACACCTGATCCACGCCGGGCCCATACAAAAGCCACAGCCCGTTACCCATCTGGACCATCTTCTTCTTGTTCTCGGGTCGCTCGCCCGGGCGCAGGCGGATCGCGAGGCCGAGGTTCGAGCGCGTGTCGAGTTCGGCGTCGCCGGCACGCAGCCGGATCAGGAAGGCCCGACGCATGAACCGCGCGAAGCCCGGAGCCACCTGGACCCGGACACCCTGACGACCCGGCGTCCCGGAGGTGCTGAATCGCGCGAGGCTGGTCGGCCGGTGACGCCCGGTCACCACGGCCTCCAGATCGTCGGCCCGCGCCTTCTTGGTCACGGCCAGACGACCGTCCTTGCCGGACAGATATCGCGCAGGGAAGTTGACCTGCTCGCGCATGGCGCGGGCGGAACGTGCGCGGGCCCGGTCGGCCGTCTTGTTGATCGCCCGATAGGCAGCGGTCGCGATCTCGCGCGGAATGGTGTCCAGAGTCCGGGTCGCGGCCAGTCCGTCGACGGCGATGACGTAACTGTCCGTCATGCCGGGATCTCGTAGTCCCGGGTATCGGCGACCCCGAGAGCAATGACGGCGACGGTCTGATAGCCCCCGTCCACCGGGTCCAGCCGGTCCAGGCGATAGGCTTCCCCTTCGACTTCGGCGTACTCGGGGTCGATCACCACCACGCCCAGTCGGCGAGGCCGGTTGCTGGGCGGGAAGTCCGACAGCGCCAGACGCAGACGGTCCTCGGGTTCGGCGCGTTCCGCGCCCGGGAAGTTCGGAAGGTCGCCGTTCTGCAGCGCCTCGCGCTTGCGCCACACACGAACCGTGCAGGGCAGGGCGGCAGCCGTGGACGACGAGAAGTAAAACGCGGGGACGCCACCGTGACGGTGAACGTCCCCGCGTGCATTCCGCCTGATGTGCCTCAAGCGGCTCACAGATCAGCCGAGCGGATTGTCGTCCGACGACGCCAGTTCGGCGGCGACGCGCGCTTCGACATCGGTCAGTTCGCGGATGGCACCGGCCGCAGCCAGTTCATCGCGCTCAGCGTCGGAGCTGGGGACGAAGAACGAACCGGCCGGGGCGTGCTGACCCTTGCCGTAGGTGATCGAATGGACCGCCACGACGGTGCCTTCGGCGGCCTTCTTGGTCGCCTTCGGCTTCTCGGCGGCCGGCTTGGCGGCAGGTGCGGGGGCTGGCGCCGCCGCCGGGATCGGATTTTCATCAGCCATGGGTAGTCACCTTTCTGTTGAGCCGGCGGGCGCGGTGGCCCGCCGATCCGGTTGGGGTTAGGCTCCGCGAACGGTCTTCTTGAACGTCGCGTTCGGGTTGATCGGGACGAAGATCGGAGCCGACTCGATCGAGATGTTCTCGGTCTTGACGCGCTCACCCGTCTCGAAGTTCTTCGGGAACATCGGGACGGCCTCGTAGCCGGCGTCCTTGTCCACGATCCGGCCGAAGCACTCGTAGCCGTTGATCGCGTTCGGGGTGCCGGTCACGACGATCTCGTTGTTGCCGAGATAGCGGGTCTCGACCCCCGAGTCGTTCGTGTAGGTCTCGTTGTTGACGAACAGCTCGATGGTGACGCCGGAAGCGCCGCCGACGAACAGCTCGCCGAACTTGTAGACCTTGGAGTCGTCGGGTCCGCCGGCCAGAAGGCCACGCTCCACGACATGGCGACCGCCGGCGATGTTCAGATCCATGTGCTTCAGGATCTCGGCATCCTTGCGGATGACCGAAGCGACGCCGCCGCCCATGGTGATCCGGGTCGGCATGCCACCGAACTCGGCCGCGTTCATCGTGTCGATGATCCCTTGGATATCGTCCAAGATCGACACGCCCGAGTCACCCCAGTAGTTGCCCGAGGTCAGGGTAGCGGTATGACCGGCCGCGCGCAGGAAGTCGGCGGTGATGGTCGTGCCGTCCTTGTAGTTGAACGTCACGGCACCGTCGATGATGGCGCGAGCCTTCATCCACTCCCAGCGGCGCTCCACGGCCAGCTGCAGTTCCTGCATCATCTGCATCTTCAGCAGCTGCAGGCGCTGCATGGGCGACAGGCTGGAGGCCTGCACCGTCGAGGCGTCGATGCCCGGCTGGAAGGTCAGCGGGCGCAGCGGATCGACCGCCTCTTCGACGACGATGTTCGCAGGCTTGAAGCGATAGCCCTGCACCTTGTCGGTGAAGACCCCGTGACCGCGGCCGAGGGGCTGGACGAACTGGGCCAGGCGACGGTTGCGGATCGGCAGCTTCTCGAAGTCGATCCACTCGTCGGTCGAGCGCATCTGGCTCCGGAAGAACTGGCCGAAGTACCAGGTTTCCGGGCGCGAATCCCGGAACACGCCGAGCAGCTTGCGAGTCTGCCACAGCTCATACGGATTGGAGGTGGACATGGGTGTTGTTTCCCTTGGGCTGTGGTGGGGTTACGAGGCGTTCAGGCCCAGACGGCTGCGGAAGATCAGGTCGGGGTTGCCGACCACGCCTTCCCAGGTCGTCTTCTTGGCCAGGGTGTCGAACGAGCTGTCCCACACCAGCGGGCTGTCGGCGTCCGCGTTGAAGCAGCCGGTGAGGAAGACCTCGCCATACTTCGTGCTGTTGGACGAACCCGACGTCGCGGCACGGGCCAGGACGCCGATCGGCTTGACGGCGTTGCCGATCGTGCCGTTCCAGGTCGCCTTGACCAGCTTGCCGCCGGACAGACCGACGACTTGAAAGGCGGCCAGGTCCAGGCTGTCGCCCAGCAGGATGCGGCTGGGCTGCTGGATCGCGGGCTCGACGCCGGCGATCAGGTTGCCGTCGACGTATAGGTCGAGGGCCTCGAACGCCGGAAGCCCGAAGGCCTGCGAGTTCTTGTAGGAGACGTTCACGGTAGCCATGAGGAGATGTCCTTTCCTTCTCTCGAGGCGTTAGGCGCGAGCCTGTGCGCGGGCGCCCGCGACACCGACGGCTGCCGCGAGGGCGAGAACCGAAGCGGCATCGGAGTCGTCCGACGAACCCGGTTCCGGGGAACCGGCCGAAGCGCCGACGTTGGGAGCTCCGCTGCGCATGTCGGCGTCGAAGCTGGCTCCGGAATCCACCGACTCGGTGGCTTCGGCCGGCAGCTTGGCCAGAGCCGCGCGAGCGGATTCCGGGTCCTTGTCGGTGTCGAACGCCAGCATGCGGGCGGTCGCGGGTCGGGCCTTGCCTTCCTCGCTGTCGAGAATGGCTGCGATGCGGGCGCGCTCGGCCGTGACGGCTTCGGCGACAGCAGTGGTCTGGTTCGCGGCGGCACGAGCATTCGCTTCGGCCACAGCGGCGTCGATGGCGGCCTGGGTTTCGGCCGCCGTGTCCTGGGTGGACATCCGTTCGTCTCCTTCGGTTGAGGACAGGTCGGCCGCAAATGCGACCAGGGCGTCGTCCAGCGGACCGATGGAATCGGCCAGTCCGTTCGACAGGGCTTGCGTCGCAGTGAAGGTCAGAGCCTCGGTCTCCCGAATGGCGTCTTCGCTCAGTTGCGGACGGTTCCGCGCCACGGTGGACACGAAAACTTCGTACAGCTCGTCGATGCGAGCCTGGATGCGGGCACGGACATCCTCGGGCAGCGGCTGGTAGCTGTTGCCATCCACCTTGTGCTTGCCGGCGTGAATGAAGGTGATCTTGTAGCCCGCGTTCTCGAGCGCAGCGCTGAGATCCAGATGCGACGTCACCACGCCGATGCTGCCGACCCCACCTGTGCGCGAGACGATCCCCTGATCGCCCAGGCTGAACCACGCATAGGCGGCGGAATAGGCGGACTCATGGGCGAAGGCGCGCACCGGAACGCCGGACGTCTGCTTCAGAGCATAGGCGCGATCAACCGCGTCGAAGCAGCCGGCCACCATGCCGCCCGGGCTGTCGATGACCAGGGCAATACCCTTGATCGCGCCGATCATGTAGTCGGCGCAGCCCCGCTGAAAGGCGCGCCAGATGTACTCGTAACCGGTCGCCCAGTCGCTCAGGGCATAGGGGAAGCCTTGCAGCAGCACGCCCTTGATCGGGATCTGCAGAACGCCGTCCGCGACGTCGTAGGGTCGATAGCGTGCATACCAGGCCTCGGTGTCCCAGAAGTCGTCGGTCGTGTCCGCGCGTTCGGCCTGCATGTCCTCGAAGCGGCCGTGTTCGACCACGGCTTCAAGGCAGGCGCGGAACCGCTCGACCTGCATCGGCTCGATCAGGGCGGGCTCGCCGGCGAAACGTGCGATCAGGGGATTGCTCACGCAGCCGCTCCGCGATTGTCAGAGTTGTCGTTTCCGGTGCTGGCCGAACCCAAAGCCGCCGAGAAGTTGAGGTTGTTGGCCTCCTCCAGCCGCTTCTCGCGGGCGAGCTGGCGGTAGACCTTGCGGAAATCCTTGCCGAGGCGGGCCAGTTCGTCCTCGCGGGTCGACAGGCCGCTGTTGATGCGAAGCACCGCCGCCTGTGTTTCCTTGAGCTCGTCGATCTGACCGCGCGAGGCGCCGACCCAGTCGCAGCGCGAGATGGCGTCGAACTTCAGGTTCAGGACGTCACGGCCGCGCGAGCCCGTCGGTGAATACAGCATCGAGGCGCGACGCGCCGGGAAGCTGGTGATGAGGTTCTTGCGGATCGCCTCTTCCAGCCAGAGGCGGAAGATCAGACTGGCGAAGCGGTCGGCGACCAGCTTCTTGCGCGCCTGCATGAACTTCCACGTCTCCGTCATCGCCGCGCGGGCGCTGGAATAGTTGGTGTTCGTGTAGTCGCGGCTGAGCTGCTCGTAGCTGACGCCCAGCGAGGCGGCGAGATAGCGGAGCAGGGACTGCTCGAACAGTTGGCTTCCGTCGGTCGTATCGCCCGGGCGCAGCATCTCCAGCTTGGTGCCGGGATAGAGATGCGCGATCCGGGCGCCGTCCAGCTTCAGGGCCTTGGAACCTCCCACATACTCCTGGACCGAACCCAGGTAGCCTGTGGCGAAGTTCGTCAGCGCGTTCTGGACTGACTCGGACGAGCCGAGGGCCTGTCCGCCCAGGGCGGCGAAGACTTCGGCCGACGGAAGCTCGGATGTGATCGCCGCGGCATACAGCGACTGCATGATTTCGCGCTGCAGACGGACGCCGCGCAGGCGCTGGCCGAAGCGCATTTCCTTGAGCGCGGCCGCCATCTCGGGAATGCCGCGCGACTGGTCCGGCCGGACCTGTTCATGGATGTGGATGACCTGAAGCCGACCCCAGGGCTTGCGGATCGCGACCTCTTTCCACTCGGGCAGCTTGTAGCGGATGTTCGTGTAGAGATCCGCCGGATGCTCGGACCGGATGAAGTAGGAGGTCGGAGCGCCCTGGGCGTTGAACCGGATTCCCCCGCGAATACTGTCGCGGTCCCGCCAGATCGGTGTGCCCGGCGTCATTGGATCGCTGAGCCGGTCGAGGTCGATCATCTGGATGGCCGTCGACATCGGGCGGCCGTCCGTCAGCCACTCGGCCACGGCCAGGACCTCGCCGCCCATCAGGTGAACGCCGACCGCCAGTCGTACCAGTGAGGTAAAGCTGTTGGTGCGCTGGGCGTCGAGCCAGTTGTCGGGAGACTCGGCGTACAGGTCCCAGAGTTCCTCGACCTCTTCCTGGAACTCCTCCTCCCAGACATCGTCCTGCTGCCCGAACAGAGCGCGCGACGACGGACGGGTGTTCAGCAGGAAATGGCTGCCGACGATGTTGTCCTTGTGGAGGTTGGCACCACCCTGGATGTAGGCGTCGTTGCGCACCATGTCGCGCGCACGGCCGTCCACGATGTCCTTGTCCGGAATGATATCGGCGTCGGCCGAACGGAGCAGCGGGCCCCACAGCGCCATGGCAGCGTCGACGCGATCTGCGCCGTCGAAGCCTCCGCCTGTCGTCGCGGACGCAGGAGCCGTGCGGGTCACGCTGACGAGCGGGCGAGGTGGCTCGGGCGCATCACCGAGGATTTCAGCGAGAGGGTCGCTCATCCGCCGAAGTACATCGGCCCGGTCTGGCGACCGCCGGCGAGCTGTTGCTTGAGACGTTCGATGTAGGCAGCGAGATCACCCTTGCGGGCCTGTCCGTAGCGAACGACTTCACCGTTCTGGTCACGGAACTCGACCACGGCCTTGCCGGTCAGCAGGTCGTGATACGCCGCTTCCGCTTCGGTCAGCCGCTGCTGCACAGTCGCCATTGGCGACCATTCTCACGAAAAAGGTGATTTGGCAACTACGGGGTGTCATCCCAGCACGGCCGCCAGCGGGTCTCCGATCCACAGCCCCCAGAGGTTCTCGACCGGAACGCCCCTGGAGTGGGCGTAGCGAACGCACGCTGCCGTGCCGCCGGTTGTCCCGCCATCCCAGAGCGCGCTCATCCTGTCGGACCGATCCACGATCCAGCGGTTCCGCTCGAGGAACGCCTCAGAGCCGGGGTAGGGGCTGACGATATCGATCTTCGCCGCGCGGGCCAGCAGGGCGCGATACCGTCGCTGTGCGTCTGCAGGCCAGCGCTTCTCCTGACCCTCGAACGGCACGGCTGCGGTGAACGGGATGTCCAGCGCGACAGCCGCAGCGGCAATCGCCAGATCCCAGCCAATCGCCATGCCCGTGATGACGCGATCGGGCCGCGCATGAACCAGATGATCGACGGCGAACCCGCCCAGTGCGCGACGGGTCTTCAGATCGTAGCCGCCGAGGCGATCAGGACGATGGCCGGTGACGCCGAGGGTGAGCAAGCACTCAACCCTTAACGCAGACAACCTGGCGCAAGGTGTGAACAATCTCGACGTGATCAGACTGAGCGGCCATCACTGCGTCAATGTCCTTGTAGGCGGCCGGCGTCTCGTCGATCACGTCTTCGTCTTTGCGGCACGCAACGCCGGCCGTGGCCGCGACGTGATCCTCGACCGTGAAGCGGCGCTTCGCCTCGGCGCGCGACATGGCGCGACCCGCCCCATGGCTGCAGGAGTTCATCGCCAGAGCGAGTGGTGACCCGGCGCGGGCCTTCACGATGTAGGACTTCGCGCCCATGGAGCCGGGAATGATGCCCAGCTCGGTCTCGGTGATCCGCACCGCACCCTTGCGAGTGACCAGCACATCCGCGCCGAAGTGCCGTTCCTGGCTGACGTAGTTGTGGTGGCAGTTCACCGCTTCGCAGTCCGTCTCGAACGGCTTGTCGATGGTCGCCCGCAGCCCGTCCAGTGCCGCTTCCATCATCAGGGTGCGGTTCAGCCGGGCGAACCCCTGCGCCCATGACAGGGCTTTCATGTAGTCAGCGAACAGCGGCGACCCCTGGGGAATGTAGGCGAGATCTTGGTCCGGCAGGTTGATGAACCATCGGCGCATCTCCTCCTTGGCCTTCTCG